TTGGTGCTAGAGCGTATACGTCATCAAGATACAACCTACTTGCGTGTTGATAGTCACGCATGGTTCCTTGATTTGTAACACCTGAAAGAAATTCAACTATTGATGGCATGATAATATTTAGTCATAAAAAAAGACCTGAAAATATCCAGGTCTTTTATATTTTACTGCGTAGATTAACCTGTAGCCAGTGTACCTAATGTACGACCAACAGCTACGCCGATACCAATTGGGTTACCAGATACGTCTGTTTGTACAGCGTTATCGTAAGCAATTGATAGTGTAATATCCATAGCATCTGAAGAGCTATAATCGCCTTGTTGATATTGAGCTTGTTTTACATAGCATCCTAGTAATTCAAATGTTTCTAACACATTTGGAGTATAAGTTCCGTTACCACCATCAAGAATTTCAATCTTAGTAGTAAACTTATAATCAATGCCTGATGCGGCAACAGATTGTTCAAAGAAGTCAAATTGTTTCTGTAGCTGTTCGCCAACAATTCTGCTTACTGAACCTGTAACATCATCACGCACAACAATACTAATGTCTTCCCATGTATGTTTGCCAGCATATTTTACTCTGCTATTGTAAACATGTAGTTCAACTTGATCAAATGTCAAGTTAGGACGACCTGCTGTAACAACCTGTTTGGTCAACTCTGTAGTAGGTTTACTAACACCAAAGTTTTCAAAAAGTACACGAAATCTGTACTTGAGTTTTGGCATCAACAAGCCTTGACTTGTTGAGCTTTGACCTGGGGGTAGTGGTACTGATAATTTGCTTAAACTTGCAATAGCCATTTAATATGCTCCTTGTTCTTCTATATTTACCATCTTATTAACCATTAGTTACCTGGCCATAATTACCTGATTTAATTGCGCCTGTGTTAAGCAAACGAACTGGAATGTAGATAAACTCTACAGCCTTAACTGGTTCAATAGCAATATCGATCCATAGTTCACTGCGGTCAATTCTTGCCGCGGTATTGTTGCTTGTGTCACATACTACAATAAAGTCGTATAATGCACGTTGTCCAACTAATTCTAATAAGAAACTTTCAACTGAGTTTTTAACTTCGTTGCGTGTTAATTGATCATTTGGTTCAAACAAGAATGGACGAACTAAAATATCTAATTGACGGCGTAGGAACGCAACTAAACGTGCTACGTTGATACGATCTAACGCACTTGATCCTGATGATCTTGTGTAGTTACCAAAGTTAACAACACCTGCACCATTTAAAGTTGCAATTGGGTTAATTCTAACTCCAGACAATGCCATTGAATCTCTTACACCCTGTGGCAATGCCGCTTGTGTAAATTCGCCTGAAGAGTTAATATAACCTACAGAGCTTGCATTCTCTACGGCACCGCGTCTAATACCAGCAGGAGCAAACCATTGATATGATTTTGCATCGCTATTGATAAACGTGCGTAACATCATGTGGCTTGGTGGAACAACAATATAGTTTCCTGTATTGTCTGTTGTGTATCCGCTTGGATAGAAAAATGCGGCATAATCGTCAAATGTAGTTGCGCCAGAATCACCATTGTCTAATGGCTTGTTAATTCCTGCACCCCATGTAGTTAACGCTGTACCAGTTGGCTCTAAACGGAACGGAGTATCACCAATAACAAACGCTGTTTGAGCGCGGTCTTGGTTTAGATTTACTAAGTTCTGTGTTAGTTCTGGATAACCAGGGCAAGCCATTAAGTTGAATACTGTTGTATCAGTATCTCTTAAACGCTGATTTGTATCAACTAAACTCTTAAGAGATTTAACAACAAATGCTCTTTGAGCAAAACGACCAAATGTTCCTGATCCGTCAGCATTGTTAGGGCTTACTGTAACCCAACGTGATGTGCTGTATGGAGTAGTTGAATTAGAACCGTCCATTGGATCGCCTGTACGAATGTTAATTCCGTTGTTGTCGGCAAGATTAATATATCCTGTCATAAACTCTTTAACATTAAATCCAGAGCGGCGTGTGTTCCATAAACGTGTACCACGTGGATACAATGCTGGATCTACGCAATCTGGGTCTACATAATTGCTTGTTAACAGTTCTACGATTGTAGATGGTGTTGTATCAACACCGTTATCTGCCCAACGTGCATCATGGAATACCCAACCATTTGGGCTAGTTTGATCTGTTGGATCTTGTAGTTCCCACTTTAATGTTGCGCCATTGAATACATAGTTGTCGTGTCCATAGCGATCAGTATTACCAGATTTAATCCAGATATCACCATTTACTAGTGCAGTACCGTCGCTTTGTGCAAGCGGTTCTGTTGCGGCAATGATTGGACCTTTTGGATCTGTTCCAGGAAATGCATTTAAGTAACCAATCCACTGTGATCCGTTGTGATACATAATATCAACTTCGCCAAACACTGAATTGTACCATAAAGTACCATCTGTTGGTGTAGTTACTGGAGCTGTTTTTGCGGCTGTGAATATTAGCGGTTCCCAGTTACTTGCTATACGAGTATATCTGTCAACTTCTTTAGCGCCAGCGGCGTAGAAATTGTTTGTACCAGCATAAACATCAGTTAATGTGTTGTATGCGTATGGTACAAAACCTGCGGCTGATAATACAGCTGAAGGATCTTTAAACTTAATGTCTCCACCAAGTCTATGTGTGATAGATATTGTTCCATTAGGATTAGCAACAGCAGAAGTATATGATAACCCCGCACCGTTGATTGCAGTTACTAATGCATCGATGTTTGTTCCTGCTAATGTAATTACTTTTTCATTTTCAAATACAGAACTGTTTGGCTCTGTTTCTTTGATTGTAATTACTGAACCGTTACCTAACACCGGTGGGGTACCTTGTGGGTCGCTTGTTATTGTTGTTGGAGCAACAGCGGCTCTACGTAGAATTTTAAAGTTTGCAAATGATGCAAAATTAGAACTTGTAGTAGCTGTACCGTTACCGTGACTAAAGTTAGATTCAATAAACAATGTGCCTACTGGAATCTTGCTTCCGCCACCTGCTTTATCTAAGGCATAAATTGCGCTAGCACCGTCTGCATATATAGGAGCAGATTTTTGTGTCCATGCTTGTGATGTACCACTATACTGTTTAACATTCCATATTGCACCGTCATTTGGACTTGTTGTTTTAACGTAAACAGATCCAGTTGGCTTTACAGTAAAGTCCGGATATTGTGTATGTTGTCCAATAAACAAGGAAGGAGCGGCGTATGTGCCTGCGTCAATTCCAAGTGCGCCTAATGTTGAAGCTGTTCCAGTAATAGTAAGTTGACCTGGATATGCGTCAACATACAAATCTAACTTGTTTAATGAATTTACTTTGGCGCCAACACCATTTGTATGCAACTGACTATTGATATATGATGCAATAGTTATTACTGTAGATGCTGTACTAATTGCAACTGTACTTCCGTTAATAACTAAATTACCAGCGGCCTGTGCAAAATTTGGATATGCTTGATATCCTGCTACTGTTGGATGGCTAGTAACCCAAGTGTTAGACACAAATGTTGGAGAACTATTGTTGTTTGCAAACGATGTTTCACCGCTTGAACCAACAGCTACCCATTTGCCGTCTGTATTTTTGTATTGTACTGTATTTGTATTTGCTAAGTCGGTAGTAATTGCGTAAGAACCAATTGCACCATAACTAGGCTTAATTGTTGTGCCGTCGCCGCTAACTGTATTTGCGGCTGAATTTGTTGAATCAATAACTGAAACGGTTTTCAAGCTAAATGCGGCTGAATCTATGTTCCACTCAAAAATACCAAATTTAGTGTTTGAAGTATCTAACCAATATGAACTGTTTGCTGGAGCGCCAACCGGTTCTGAAGATTTAGCTACTAATTGTCCTAGGTCGATATCTGCGCGAACTACGTATGCTTTTGAGCTAACGCCTAATACTGAATATGCGGCTTGTAAGCCGTATTCGTTTAGTTCGCCACCGTGTACTGGATTATTGCTGGCATCTGTATAAAACTTTGGTGTTCCAAAAGTTTCAGTAAGATCACGCTGACTTGTGATAGTCCATACTTGACCGTTAAATGCTGTTGTGGTTCCAGGTGCTGTGCCTGTACCAGCGGAATTCGTTTTGTTAGCGCCAGTAGCAACAAATATCAAAGGTACGGTCCCTGGTGCCGCCGGAGTATAAAAACTCTCATTGATAATGCTTACTGATACGCCTGGTGATTGTAGTGTAGCCATTCTTCACATCTCCCATGTAATGGTTTATTCATCAGTATTTAGCGGATGTACCATTTTTCACTTGGTTAAATACCTATGAAAAGGGCATAAAAAGGGCGGGTATGATTAGATCTCTATGTAAAACGTGCGGTAGAAGACCGGTTGCAATTAACTATCATAAAGACGATAAAGTTTTTTATCGAAAAGTGTGTGATCACTGTTCTAGAGACAGAGGACCAGGTAAGCCACGGTGGCAGTTAGCTGGGTACAAACTTAAGGATACTTGCGATAGGTGTAGCTATACCAGCAAATATATAGACCAGTTTGATGTTTACTATGCTGACGGTGATCTTACTAACTGTCGATTAACAAACTTAAAAACAGTATGCGCTAACTGCCAGCGCATACTTCACAAACTTAAACTGCCGTGGAAGAGGGGCGATCTTCGACCAGATTTTTAACATGCTCATATAGGTCATCTATTGTAGCATTGTTATCAAGTATGTGATCAAACTTAGTTCCTACCCAGGCAGTTTCGCTAGCATGAATGCCAATACGTTTTATACGCTCACTGCTGATAGCATAACTCATATTACGATCACCGGCATTCATGTTTACAGCATCTTGATACCACTCAGGTAATTCTCCACGCTGTACCCATACAATTTGGCCGCCAGCATCTTTAATTGATTTAATTTCGTTAGGAAAGCGACAGTCACTAATAACAATATCGTCTTTTGAATTGCGGAGTTTATTTTCTAAGCTGGCAATCCATATATCATCATGAAAGCCTTTTCGGCACACTTCGGTGCCCCAATATTGTAGTACCCAGCGCGGTGTAAGATTAGGTTTTTGTAAGCGTTCTGCCCACCACGGATCAACCTGTTCACGCCATTCGCGGGCCTGTTTTGTGCGCCCTTCTAGCATGGTTCGATCCCAGCCAAACACTTGTGCTACAGCATCTTT